TCCTCGGAGATGTCCTAATGGACTGGCTGAAGGTTCTCTTGGCCTATAACCCATACCTTATCTGGACGCCCCGCAGAGGCATCATAGCTGGGCCATGGGCAGGCCGCCAGCCGACGTTCACCCGCGCTACCGCGAAATATTCCCTCGGAGATGATGGTCTCTATCGGCTCCTGCCTGCTGGCGCACTTGACCCCTATGGGGTCCATAATGCAACCACGAACCTGGCATTCCGTTCCATGCAGTTCAACCAAGACCTCTCCCAGATGGCTGCTACTGCATTGTCTGATGGTCCTATAGTTGGTAAGACCGCCTATAATCTGGCAGATAATGCTGTTTCCGGTGAGCACTATCGAGGGATATCGAGCAATGGCAGTCTTCCTGCCAGTACTATAGTTTCCTGCTGGATAGTTCGGAAGCCCAGTGCAAACCCGATAACCTACTTCAGGCTCGAAGCTGCTGATTCCGCCTATACTACTGTAATGCGGGCCATATTTACTTGGGATGCCAGTGGCAAGCCTCAGTTCGACTCATGGAATAACGTTGGCTCCCCATCTCCATCTCTGCTTGGCATCCGTCAACTGGCCAACGGTTGGTGGGCGATATATATCCGATGGACTAATGCCACTGCGTCTACGCTCGCTCAGCGAATTCAGACTCTGGATGGCAGCAAGAACGCAAGCTATGCTGGTCCCCTCGGCTCAATAGACTGTGCCTATTGGGGTTCATGGTCGCACGGAGCAATGACCTATTCAGACATCCCTCCCATAGAAACCAATGACTCATCTGCAACATGCAATGGTGATAGCGTCAACCTACCATCTGGTCTCACACAATATCTCACGAGGCCGTTCACCATGCTGGCCGTAGCTGATAGGCTCACGCCATCTGCTGGCTTTTACAACGTCTGCGCTTCTATCTTCTGGGCATATAGTGCAGATTATGTTAGTCATACTCTTTCCTATGGAAATCGCATAGATACCGATGTGTATATTAATTCAAAGCGGGCTAGGGTATATACCGGTAATATCTATGACTATGACTCTCTCATCTGCCATGCATCAACCTATAAGCCCAACGAACTGGTGGTGGCTGGCAATGGCTCCATCATAGGCACTAGTACCTCCTGTGATTCAATGCCCTCAGCTAACGGTAATATATCTATTGGCTCTAGTGGCGCAGAAGGCAGTCGTATCCGCCTTGCAGTCATTCTGCCTTGGCTGCCGAAGGACGAGCTGGTCCGACTCACGGGCCTGCTGTCGAGGGTAGCGGCATGAACGATATTCTGGTCCTTACGGAATCTCCCAGCCTGCTCCTCAAGGTCTGCGAGCGAAATGGCGAGCCTCAGGCTTCTAAATCAATTCATGCTATCGGCCATAGCCGATATGCCGTCTTCCTCCGCGTAAGCGATGGCCTTCTGGACCTTCTCGAAAAGACCGACATCGAGGTCCTGAGGGATTTTGGCAAAGTCCCGGAGGACATATTTCCGGAGCTTCTTCGGAAGATGGAGTGAACATGTGGATTCTGACAACCAATCCTGAGAAAGTCAAGAGCATCATGGAGGCCCATGGCCATTCTATGGACTGGCCGTCTACGACCTTTAACACGTCCAAGGGCACTCTTATGCTCATTCTAGCCGATGACCAAACCTCTGGTATCATTGCTGCTATGGATGAAGTCCTGTCAGTCTGGCACAACTACGCTGATGTGCCTGAGGACATAGCTGGGCCGGTTGAGCCTGTTGTGGAATCCGGTCGGATTCCAGAGAGGAGGGAAGGATGCGAAGCTGGAGAACAACCGTCTGTGGGGTCCTGAGCATCATTGCTGCCGGCATTACTCTCATAGCTATTCCGCTGCTTGATGCCGACCCCGGTACTATGCCCAATTGGAGCGCCTTTGGCGTAGCCGCTGTTGCAGGCATTGGCCTTATCTTTGCCCGTGACAATAATAAGTCCTCTGAGGACGTAGGCATCAAATGATAGCGAAGGCCATAGGCCAGTTCTTGGGAGCCGTCCTTGCAGAATGTGCTCCAGTCTTGGTGGGGATTCTAGCTTATGCTATCCGCGAAGCGATGTCGGATACTGTCGAAGACAGTCCTGCTGATGATGCTCTCAAGCAGCGTCTTCGTGAGCGGTTGCGTGCGTACTATTCTGGTCCCTCCGGGAACTCCGGTTCGCCTTCGGGCACCAGTGAGGGCCAAAATCTGGGTCAGGGGTAAGGATGGAGTCGAAGTCCCCTCGGAAGCTGTGCTTCCCGAAGGGTGGTACTGTATAGGGCCTGAATGATGAGTGAATCCGAGATTCGTCATGAGTTGTCGCTCCTTCGGGAGGAAATGTCCTCCCGCTTCTCAGAACTTACCGACTTGCTGGAGAGGCGGAATCAGCTTTGCTTGGAGCATTCAAAGATTCTTGCGAAGCATGAAGCTCTGCTGGGCAACGGGAATACCCTTGGCAAGGCCCTGATGAAGCTCATAGCCATCATAGGCACAATCGTGAGTATTCTGGCCGCAGGCTTCATAGGCATGAAAATTACGGAGGCTGGCCATGCTAAGACGAGTGAAGGGCGGGTGGGTGGTAGTTCATTGTCACGGTCGTGATGCTGGCAAGTGGATTACGAAGCATCCGGTCTCGAAGGCCAAGGCCCTCTCCATCCATAGGGCCATAGAGGCTAGCAAGGCTCGGAGGGGCAGATGAGGAATAGTCGTATCATAGACCTGTGGCTTGAAGGTCGGAATAAGACTGCCATAGCTCAGGAGCTTGGCATATCACCCTCAACTGTCAGCCGGGTTCTCTCCTCACCTCTGGCGCAGGCCGAGATAGCTCGCAGGGCCAAGAGGCGGACCGAGAAGCTGGATGATGAATACGCAGTAAGGATAGACAATGCCCGTAAGATTCTTTTGGGAGCTGTTGAGGAGGCTGCCCAGAAGCAGACTGAGCTTCTGAAGAATCAGGACCCCCGTGTTCAGCAACGTGCGGCTGATGCCATTCTCGACAGGGTTCTGGGGAATGAGCCTAAGCCTCAGTCGGCTTCACTGGATGAGGAGCATATCAAGCTTCTCATAACGGCCTTCAGGGAAAGTCATGGATAACATCGAAGATGTCCGAAGGATGGCTCTGGACGACCTCTACTTCTTCGCCAAAGGGGTCTTGAAGAATTACCGTCTTACTCCATCCCTGCATCTGCCCATATGCCGCATGCTGGAGGGTGATGGGAATCGGTTCCTCTTTGTTCTGCCCAGAGGCTTCCTGAAGACCACCCTCATAAGCCAGGCTTATCCGCTCTGGGCTGCCGTCCGGAATCCTGATATTCGGATTCTTCTGGCCCAGAATACCTATAGCAACGCTGTTAAGAAGCTGAGGACTATCCGGAACATCATTGAGACCAACGACTTCTTCCGAACTCTATTCCCAGAAGTCCTTCCGGATGAGACCTGCATCTGGAAGACTGACAGCCTTCAACTGAAGCGTAAAGGATCATTCTCCGAAGGAACCTTCGAGGCTGGGGGTATCCGGACGCAGGTCGTCTCCCGCCATTATGACATCATCATCGAAGATGATACGGTCAGCCCTGAGCAGGACCAGATGGGTGGGGTGAATATCATTCCCGACAGGGAGGATATTGAGAAAGCCATCGGCTATCATCGCCTCGTTACTCCATTGCTAACCAGCTTCTCGAAGGGCCGTATCATCGTGGTCGGAACCCGATGGTTCGAGGATGACCTCATATCATGGATTCAGAAGAATGAGCAGTATTACAGGGTCTATGAGCGAAAGGCTATCGAAGACGATAAGCCTACGTATCCGGAGCAGTATCCTCTTGAGACTCTTGACCAAATCAGGCAGTCCCTTGGACCGTATATGTTCAACTGCCTCTATCTGAACCAGCCGACTCGGTCCGAGGACATGGTTTTCAAGCCTGAGTGGATTCAATATTATGAGAATCCACCTACGGTGGACCCTGTTATAACTGTGGACCTTGCCGGTGATCCTGCTGTTCAACGGTCAAGCTCCGACTATAACGTAGTTATGGTAGCTGGTAAGGACTATAGCACCGGCCGGCTTTATGTCCTCGATTACTGGCGTGAACGCTGTGGTCCGGGCCCTGTTGTAGACGCCATATTCCAGCTTGCTGAGAGGTGGAACTGCAAGCGAGTGGCTATTGAATCCATAGGATATCAGGCCAGCATGCACTACTGGTTGAAGGAGCAGATGATGGGCCGTGGGCAATGGTTCGTCATAGAACCTCTCCGGTCCTCCCATAGGTCGAAGAACAGCAGGATTCTGGGTCTTCAGCCCTGCTTTGCATCAGGAACTATGTTCGTCAGAACATGGATGAAGGACCTTGTCTCTGAGCTTCTGGCCTTCCCGTCGGGAACTCATGATGACCTGATAGATGCACTGGCGTATCAGCTTGAGTTCCATAGGCCATCGGCCAAGGTGCAGGAGAAGAAGAAGGCCAGGCTTGACCCATTCTCGCTGGAGGCTGCCATTGAGGAGCTTAGGGGGAAGTCTAAGAGGCATCATGCCTTATATTGGAGTACCTTATGAAGAACCGTGAGTGGCTTGAGAACATTGAGCATGGCAAAAACTTCCGCAAGAGGTTTGGGAAGGAGAATCAGTGGAATAGGCTTGAGGACCTGTTCTATGGGACTGACAGGAATCAGGACCATGAGGGTCCGAACCTCATAGCCAGCACCGGTGATTCCCTGCTGAGTCAGCTCTGTATTCAGTACCCATATATCATAGTCAAGCCTGCCGACTATCAGTCTGTCAAGACCGCACCCATATTGGAGGCTGTTGATAACCAGCTCATCGAAGATATGCGCCTCTATCCGGAGATAGAGAATGCTATCCTTAATGCCTACCTCTTCGGGACAGGATTCCTGAAGGTCGGTTATGACTCCGAATGGGGTTTTGATACCGAATTTGATGCCGGAGGCGGTGAAGCTGAGATTGGCATGTCCCTGACGCAATTCGGGAAGAAGGGCAAGAGGCTGGAATTCGATGCTCGGATAAAGCCTGGCATGCCGTGGGTAAAGTCCGTGTCGCCTCGCGATATCATAGTCCCGTGGGGAACCAGAACTCTCTATGATGTTGAGTGGATAGCCCATAGGTGTGTCCGTCGGTTTGACAGCCTTAGGGAGGACCCGAAGTATAATGTCAAGGGCATGTCTCCGACTCTCAGCCTCGCTGAGGCCATAGGTGCGACTACCGTAGATGACAGGCAGAAGGAATACCTTGAGTTCTATGAAATCCACGATGTGACCAATGGCATGATAATCTGCGTAGCACCCGACTTCCCTGATATCAAGATGCGTGAGCAGGAGAGTGTTCTATACGAGGCTGGATATCATCCCTTCGTGGCTATATCCTTTGTCCCATCCACGAAGTCAATATGGGTTCCGTCGGATGCCTTTAGGCTTCTGAATGAGCAGGCCGAGCTGCTGGATATCTGCAACACGTTGTGCAAACAGCGCAGGCTTTCGAACCTGCGGTTCTTCTATGATAAGACGAGGTTGACGCAGGAGGAGGTGGATAACTTCATCGAGGGTGAGGCCGGCATAGCCTTTGGCATTGATGGGGGCCTTAGGGATGCCATTATACCGCTGACGCCCCCGAATAACAATATGATTCTCCAGCAGGAGGCTGAATATGTCCGGCGGAATGCCCGCGAGGTGGTTGGCCTTAGCCGGAACCAATTTGGTGAATACGAAGTAACTGGTCGGAGGACGGCCTATGAGGCGGCCATAGTCCAGCGCGGAAGCGAGACGAGACTTTCCCGCAGGGAAGGCTTGATTTCCCGGACATACGGTGATATATTTGCTAAGGTGAACAGTTTGATTTTCAAATTCTGGTCGCTTCCGAGGTTCGTGCAGGTGGCCCGTGACGATTGGAGGCCGGTCATAGGGCAGGAGCTGAAGGGGACGTATAACTACAAGATACGGCTTGCCACAGAAGCAGTAGCCTCGCAGGAGCAGAGGAAGAATGCAGCCATGCAGCTCTATATGCTCCTGAGTCGGGACCCAAGCATGGACCCCATCAAGCTGCGTGAACTTGTGGCTAATGCCGTAGGCGAGGACTTGAACCTTGGTGAGGTATTTTCAGATGCCGCTTTACGAATTCAGATGTCAATGCGGGGAGCAGGTGGAAATTCCCAGCAGGGAACCTCCCAAGTGCCGGTGCGGCCGGATAATGGAGAGGGTGTTCTCAATTCCGGTGGTAATCAGCAAGGGGCCGGGTAGAAAGGATAGGGCGGTAAGATGGCCATTGACGCTGGAAAATCTGGGGCCGGAGCCCATGACGTTCCGGTCAAGCAGGGAGCTTCGAGACTTCAAGAAGAAGTACGAGGAGGAGCACAGGTGCCAGCTTACTCTCGGTGCCCTGGATTGACGATTTATAAGGCTGAGACCGGAGAGTGGAAGGTTGAGTGGGAAAGTCTGCCAGCTCCGTCGGAGCTGAAGGCTCTTCAAAGGGCAATAGCCGTGTCGTATGGAAGGGCATTCAGGTTGAGCAGAAGAAAGGAGAAGTACAATGTCTGAGGACCAGGTTGATCTTGAGAAGCTCTTGAGTGGTGAGCCTTCGGCAGAGGAAAAGCCTCAGCCTCCGGCCGAAGAGAAGCCTCCGGCTGATGAGAAGCCTAAGGCTGAGGAAAAACCTAAGGAAGAGCCAAAGGCTCAGGAGAAGCCGCAGGATGACATTGAAGCCCTGCGGCAGACAGTTAAGGAGCTGAAGGAAAAGGTTGAGCTGCTCAAGAAAAAGGATGAGCTTGATGAGGCTGAGAAGGTCAAGCAGGCTGTGGCAGAATGCCGGAAGAAGTTCAAGGATTTTGACCTCTTTGGAGAGGACGTGCTTAAGATAGCACACGAAGTGGAGAAAGAGGGCAGGGTTCCATTAAGCTTGGAGGAGATGTACCTTGTGGCGAAGGCCAGAAGGCAGAGGCAGGGAATGCTGAGGCGCACTGATGAGATCGAGAAGCCTGGGTCTGGAGAAGGGAAGAGAAAGAAGCAGAACTTCTCAGAAGCGCTTACTTCAGCATTGGAGAAGGTTGAGATAGGAGAATAAACTATGGGTATACCATCGTTTACTACCCAGCTTGACGACCTCTTCCTGAATACCTGGCTTGAGATTGCCAAGGAGGCGGAGGACGTCGCTTTGGGAGAGCACCCCGTATGGGGCACGCTGAAGGCCAAGGGATGTTTCAAGCCGCAGGAAGGTGGGGACTACATTACCAGAAGGGTTCGGTACAATCTGCCTGAGACCCAGACGTTCCAGAAGGGTACTCAGTTCACCGCGCAGGACCCGAACCTTGAGACGATGGCGATGTGGCCCTTCCGCTTCTGTGGTGTGGACGTGACTCGCTCTGCTACTGATGACAGGGCCAATCGCGGGAAGTACAGGATTAAGGAATACGTTGCTGAGAAGCTGACGGCTGCCAAAGATGCCCTCAGTGAGCGGTTCGAGGAGAAGGTCTTCCAGACTTTCAACTCCGATGAGTCGGGTACTGAACCGGCTTCGCTGAATGACATCGTCGCTCCGTATGCCAGCAGGACCACGGGAACTCTTGGCAAGATTGACCGGAGCAATTCGTGGTGGCAGGCGAATTATAAGGCTTTCACTACGCCTATTGCTGTCAACCTTGTCAGCGACATGAGGAACCTGTTCAACACTGTGAGTCAGGGAGGGAAGACCGTTCCGGACATCATCATATCGAGTCAGAATCTATACGAGATGTACGAGGACTTCGGTGTTGAGGGCGCTCAGATTGTGCTGGCCAGGAATCTGGACCTGTCCTTTGAGACCCAGATGTTTAAGGGTGCCATTTGGGTGTGGAGTCCGAATATCAACATAAGCGGGAAGGAGCAGCTTCTGATGCTCAACAGCAAGAAGCTGGAGGTTGTCTATGACCCGTCTATGTGGCTGACTCCCACTGAGTGGAAGCCCATACCGGACCAGCTTGAGCGGAGGATGCAGATTGTCTGTGCCTATAATCTTATTACGACTGCTCCGCACAGGCACGGTAGGCTTTATGAGGCGTAAAGGAGGTGTGAGATGGAGAAGATTGCTCATGTCTGTCCTCTCGGTGGTTCTTCGACTTCTGACCCCTATAACGAGGTCGGGACCATCATCGAGATAGGGGGTAAGCGCTATCGCTTCGTGAAGAACGCGGAGTCGTCTGCCACATTGCCCTATAAGGGTGTGTGCTACCATGATCCTGATGATGCAGCTTTGACCAATGTCTATCTTCCGTATACGGTGGGGACTGAAGGCCATAACCTCATTGCAGGCATCGTGATGGCGGAGGATGGCTTACCTGCTGGTTCCTATGGCTGGGTGCTGGTCTCAGGGGTCTGTACGGCTACGGCTTATGCCAGTGGTCAGGCTATAGCCAAGGGAGACATTCTGCTTGGCCGTCAGGTTGCCGGTGTAGCGCATCTCTATAAGGATACGGCAGGTGCCGTTCAGGCAACTCCCATTGTGGCCCTGGAAGATCTTACTACTGGTGTCACTGTAGCTACGGACATAAAGGTGTTCGTGAACATTGTATGATAGCAATAGCTATCCCAACCTATGGACCTGTCTCACCATTTATGGTGGGACCATTGCTCTCTGTAGGAGCTGAAGCACGACTTATTGACAAAGTCGCTGTCCTCCATGTTGACGGAGTCGCTTCGTTCTACCAGGTGAGACAGGTCCTTCTTGAAAAGGCTCTTTCAGTGGGTGCAGACAGACTTCTATTTATGGATTCAGATGTAATTCCTCCAGCCGGAGGCATCTCGAAGCTGGCTGAGGTCAAGGCTGAGGTTGTGGCTGGTTTCTATTATAGGCGGAACCCTGAGGTTAAGATTCCGACGTGGAAGAAGGGTAATCAGCCATTCTGGAGTTGCGAACCGGAGGTTGAGATAGATGGTTGTGGTATGGGATTCACACTCATAGACCTTCGGTTCGTTAGGGAGCATCTTGGGCCTGATATGTGGGAACCGATTCCGCCTATCATAGGCGAAGACTATGCCTTCTGTGAGAGAGTCCGGAGGTCTGGGGGTAAAATCATAGGCCGTGGCGATGTCAGGTGTGGTCATCTGACATGGCATAGAATTGAAGACTAGGAGGTGCAGGATGCAGCTAGTGGCTTCCCTTGGGGCCAGAAAGCTGGCCAGAACGTTGCTTAGCCGGAGGCTGAAGAGGCATATCCGGCTGTTCACCAATGCAGGTACACCTACAGATAATACTGACTTGGCATCTGCCGATGGCGACTTGGTCATAGATACCACGAATAATCGTGTCTATGTGGCTGCCAATGTCACTTCTACGACTACTACGTGGAGGCGTCTGGATGCTTAGGTCGCAGATAATCAGCCTTGTTAATGCGGCCATAGGCCGGACTGACAGGACTGAGACAGGGTCTATGCTGGACCTTGCCTTCGAGGAGCTTTTGCAACGGCAGCCTGAGGCCTCGAAGAGGATTCATTATGTCTCTGGCCTGAAAGGCAGCAGCACTCTGGAGGTTCCTGATTTCATCAGCCTCATCAGGGTTAGCTATTACAATGGGACATATACTGATATCAGGATAGCACCGCAGGTTCCCCAGTTGACCTACTCCGGATATCCTGCTGAGTGCTCATATTGCAACAAGGTTCTGACTCTCGATAGACCTTTGGGTCAGGATACGTCTTTCAGGCTCGAAGGATACATGAGGCTGGAGTTTGAGGATGAGAATCCGATTCCGGGGACAGATGAGGTTCTCTTCTGTAAGACTACAGCTCGGATGTTCAGACTCCTGAACGTTCAGGATAGTGCTGCCCTGTGGGATAATATGGGTGAGGTGGCGCTAAGGCGCTTCCTGGTTGCAGACCGGATGTCAGTCATAAAGCCGAAGACGGAGGTGAAGCATGCCCGATGGGACGTCGTGGAATGAGAGTGAGCCTGCGGATAACGCTCTCATTTCGTCTATTCCTTCCAGCATTCGGGATACCAAGGCTGCTGTAAATCTTCGGTTGTCCAAGGAGCATGCAGAGTTCGACAATGCCTCTGTTGGGGGTGAGCATGCCGAAGGCAGCGCAAAGGCGTATTATGATACCAGCGCTCCACAGTATAGGCCGGACGGAAATACAGCATTGGATTCTAATGATGAGGGTCGTCTATGGGTAAAAACTGGTCTGAATCTCTGGGACGGAAGTGCTTGGCGGCCTGTCTTCAACGGTGGGACGTTCGTCTATGGCTCTGCAACTGTTACTGATGATGACATAACCTTCACAGCAGACTATGATGAGCTTTCAGAATGGAATGGCAGTGCCCTGACTGTTCAGAAGACCGGAGTCTATCTATTTATGCTGCCAAGCACTGTGGATATCTACGTGAATACTGTCAAGGTGAATGGACCTGTCCGGAAGCTGACTGCTGGGGATATAGTGACCCTTCATGGCACATGCGATGGCGGCCTTGCAATCATGAGGATAAGATGAGACAGTCAAGATACTACATGCCTCAGCAAAGCACCTTTCCGTTCTGTGGACTGAACGTTCGAGATACTCTGCCTGAACCGAAATTCTGTGTGGATTGTAATGGAGACTTCGAGCATTGGACCATCAAAAGTCCTCAGAAGCTGGAATCCCTATGTACCCTTGCAGGGGAGATTAAGGGAATATGTCCCTACGGTTCGCTGTACGTCGTGTTCACCTCGTCAAACATTTATAAGGTCACGGCTGATGGTACAGCTACAGACATTACTCCTACAGGATGGAGCGCAACGGCTGTACAGTGGGCCGTAGGGACAGACCTTAATGGCGTCAGATGGGTTCTGGCCACCAATGGTGATACGAAGGTTGTCAGGTGGAATGGGACAGGTTCGTTTGAAGCTTGTCCAGCCATAATCTCTGGATTCACCGGTTGCCGTAGCGTCGCCTTCTTTCACGATAGGTTCATCTATGGGGGTATTAAGACCACTTCATGGGAAGAGAATGCGGTCATATGGTCCGAAGTGGGTGACCTGTTTGTGCAGGAAGACCTCTCCTATGTGAATGGCAACATAAAGCGAATGCTTCCTCTAGGGGATTCTCTCATCGTATATACCTCCGAAGGTGGCATAGAGATGCGTTATGTTGGAGGGGACATAATCTTTGGCTTCTTCCCCCAATTCTCAGCCTACGTCGTAGACGCAATTTCTGATGGCTCTGTCCATTTCGTAGTCCGTAAGGACGGAGTCCTGCTTAATGATGGAAATCGGGAGCTGAGGGACATAGGCTCGAATATTAACAGGCTTCTGTCTGAGATAGTGGACGATAGCCTGATTATGGGTTTCGATGCTGTCAGGCGGAAGGTCGTCTTTAGTAATTCCAAGGGGACTCTCGTCTATTACCGATGCCCTGACTGTCCCTATGGAAGCGTCTGGAGCAGGTGGGATAAGCCGATTAATGCGCTAGCACAGGGAACGTTGACTTTGGCTGCTGTCTGCAATGGGCCAAAATATGGGAGGCTTTCAGCTTCTTCTCAAGCGATAGCTTGTAATGCCGCAGGCACTGAGACCGTGGCGGCTTCGCTCATAGGGGATAGCAATATTCTGAAGTATCAGGCTGATTATAATAGCCTTGATGATGGCTTTGTCCTGATGCCTGACATTATCACGCCTGAGTATACACGATGGCATGAACTGGAGTTTGAGGCCAGAGGCGAAGACCTGACGGTCTATGTGGGAGATTGGACTCAGTCCATAAGTCTTTCGAGCGAGTATGAGATATACAGGCTTCCTGTTCAATACTGTAGCAATAAGACCAGTGTCAAATTCGAGGGCAAGTTCGAGGTCCGGTGGTACAGGCTATGGTTCAATGAGGGTGGAAGATGAGTCTGCTTCAGCGTAAGCTTAGTGGCATACCTCTGCCAAGGCCGGTCTCGGACCCCTGTGTTTCTGACTTTACGAAGCAGGTCATAAGCAGCTTCCAGAGCATAGCTAATGTCTTCGAATTCAATACTTTGTCTGAGCAGGTGATTAATGTTGTTGACGGCAGTCAGAATGTCCAGCTTGCCATAGGCGGGAATCAGGTTATAGTTCAGAACATAGTTAAGAAGATAATAGATGACCAAGGTATCTTCGATGTTTTGATGAATGTCATTCTTGAAATCTGTGATGAACGATATGCTCCGATTGAGCATGGTGATGAGTGTCATGTTGAAGATTACTCAAAGATTCCTCATGGCGATGCCGACCATTCGGAAACATATTCAAAGAAGACTCATGGCGATGACGATCATTCTGTGCTCTATGCGAGGGCAGACCATAACCATAATGGGATTTATGCACCCTATACTCATTGGCATGAGATTGTATCTATAGATAGCGATTGGCCTGCTGTTGCTGATAGTGCCCATATCTACGTAAATACAAGTAAATCCAAGGCTATGGTCGTCAAAGGTAATACGACCGTAACGTGGAGTGTTGATATCTTATATGGGGAGTGAGCCATGAAGATAATTCGGGCAAGAAGTCCGAAGGCAATCGAGCTGATAAGTGACAGGTTCGTAAATGCCGATGCCTCATTGGCGCAGTGGCTTAGGGAGATGATTCGGGATGAGAAGCTGTTTGTCCTCTGCTGCATCGAGGGGGATAAGATTCTCAGCTTCTGCGTGGCCTTTGCTCCCCAGAATCTGCCCTATGCCATACTATATCAGGCTTGGGGCAAGGAGCATCTCGATGAGATGTTCTTGCGGCTTCAGGTCTGGTGTGAGAACATGGGAAAGACAGCTATCAGGGCTGAGACAACGAGAAATCCCGATGCTTTATACCGCAGGTGGGGTTTCAAACACATTAGTTCTGTGGTAGAATATAGGTTGAGGGAAGATACGCTTAGCAGGCTGGTGGAAGGCAGGCGGGACCTGGTGGTAAGGAGAGATGACGATGGGGTCGGAGATGCAGATAACTCCGCCAAGGTTGGTGATGGGGTCGTCCCTGACGCCGTCTCAGCAGAGGGTGGCGTCTTGGCTGGAGCAGGAGATAACGGGGCAGCAGGGACTGTCGAGTCAAAATCTGACTCAGCTATGGAACGACCTGCGGTTGAGGGGACAGACGGATCCGATTGCAGCGGCAACCCTGAACTCAATGGCGTTTCAGAGTCAACTGAGTGAAGCCTATCAACGTGCTCATAATGCTCCTGCTTCTGCTATAGCTGCTGCTTCAGAATATTCTTCTTCCAAATCCGGCCTTAGCCCTGAAGAAATCGCCAACCTGTATATGAGGGGTGTTGCCAGTCCCCTGCTTAGCCAATTCGAGCAGGAGATAAGGCCAAGGATAAGGGAGGCGTATTCGGCCCAAGGGGCCTTGATGAGCACCAAGAGGTCGGAGGCAGAGAGGCTTTCCTTGGAGAATCTCCAGAAGGAGCTGGAATCCGGCCTTGCCAGAACGCAGCTTGAGGCTTTGGATAAGCAGAAGCAGTATGAGCTGAGCCTTCAGGGCCTGTCTCAGCAGCTCCTGCTTGGCAGGATGAGCACGGGCCTTGGGTATACGGGGCAGTCTCATCTGTATTCATACTTCGTTCCGGGGAGGATAACCTAATGCCAGTTCAGCACTTGGGGACTGCACCGGACCCAATTGACCTGACGGCCATTCAGCTACAGAGGGCCTTGTTGAATGTGAATATTCAGAAGGCACAGGCTGAAGCTGCGGAGTCGGCTATCAGGTCTGACCTTCTTAATGCCCAGATAATGCAGCTTCAGAGGCTGTTGCCTCTTCAGGAAGAGGAGGCAGGCCTTGGCATTGAGGAGAGAAAGGCAAGGCTGAAGCAGAATGAGGAGATGGCTCCCTTTGAGAAAAAGCTGACTGAGCTGAGGATACAAGATTTGGAGGAGCAGGTAGCTACTCGACCTAGAAAAGAGGAGAGGGAAGAACGGAAGCTGTGGATTGAGGAGGAAGAACTTAAACAAAGAGGACAGCAACTTGCTGCTGTCAATTCCGCAGCAATGCGACAGTATGAGTTGGAAAAAGAAAAGGCTGAATTTGCACGGCAACAACTTGAGGAAGCAAGGCGACAGGAGGACCTGAAGGCAGCATGGCAGGCTTCTTCAGTTCTACTGGGAAACCCTGAATTGTTACCTCTCGCAAGAGGACTATTGCAAGACAACCCTTATGCTTCCATAGTCGAACATGTATTCAGCAATCCAGAGTATGTTAAGCGTCTTAGGGATGGGATGCTGACTAATCCGCGAGATGTGATATTGAGTGTTCTAACTGACGCTATGAAGGAGGCACAAGAAAGTGGAGACTTGGATAAGTTTGAAAAAGCTACGGAATTGTATTTGCGGTTGGAGAATCAAACCGGTTCATATGTTGATCCCAAGACTGGAGTAGAGTTTAATCCAACTTACGGGGCCGTTAGGGATTTGACAAAAGAACTGATTGAACCAAAAAAGTCTAAGAGAAAAGGTGGGGGAGGTTCCAGAGAACCAGATCTGTCCAATGAGGGAGACATTGGCCAAAGAGTGAGGGATATAGCTGAGAAGCTTAAGACGGAATCTTCACCGGATAAAAGAAAGATACTATTGGAACAGTTGATGAAGCTGAAAGGGGGTCAGTAATGGCATACGGAGTAGAGGTGCCAACCATAGACCCTGCTGTCCGAGCAGAGATAGACAGCCTTCTTGAGCAGTACGGCGCCAGCAATTTTGACTTCTTCAAATATAGCGTAGCTCGGCCGGTCATAGGGGCAATAGCCACTGCTTCCCGTTATATTGGGGACAAGCAATTCGCTGATGAGATAACGACAGTTCCTCCAGAGTATATATCTCGGCTTGAGAAAGCTCAAAGTGTGGGGAACCAAGAATACTGGGTAAATCTGACTGGTGAGATGGCCGGAACTCTGGCAATAATTTATCTCTCTCGATATCTTGGTGGTGCGGCTGCTGCCCCATTGATTGGCACCAGAATAGGCCCTATGGCCACAGCTCTGGGAACGAGATTCCTGCCTATTGCCGGTCTGGCTGCCTCTGCTGCTGAATCAACGTATCATGCCATAAAAGAATGGGGTCGCATGAATGGCGAGGAGGTTGATGATGATGTAGCTAACCAGTATGCACGGCTGAATGGCCTGTTATCTGGCGGCCTTGCCTATGTAGCCGGTTCCAAGATACTTGCCGGACTTGCACCTTCGGTGAAGGAGAAACTGGTTGCCAAGGTAGCAAGCTCATTCCTTCACGGTGCAGGAGAACAGGCTGGTCTTGCGGCTGCTCAGCAGCTTTTCGCCAACGGTGCTGTAAATCAGGCCATTAGGGCGCATAATGCTGTTAACCCAGACCATCAGATTCCCGTGCCTTCACTCTTTGATGGGGAAAGCCTTGTTCAGGCAGCATTCACTGGTGGCCTCATAGGCGGTCTGATGAAGGTGCCATTCAGCTTCAACTGGTTCAGAAATGCAGATTTGAAGCCGAATCAGGTCATAAACACGCCAGCTCGGCAGAAATTCCTTAGCAGTCCTGCCATGAGGAATTTCCGGAGTGCTTATGGCGAAATAGCTACTGAGAAGATAGATGCGATGGTTGAGAAATATGAGCAGGAATTCCAATTGCCAAAGGGCAAAGGATACGATGTGCTCAACGTCCACTTCTCACCTGAAATTGAAAGATTCACCAACCTGCCATTTCGGAAGCTTATCCTCGATGACACTTCTTTCGTGGATAATCTGAACACCTACAGTGACCTTAAGGCTGAGCTTCTCCGACGGGGTATTCCTGAGAATGTCTTTGAGGATGCTGGCCTTGGTGATGCCATTCTGGCTGCTGGAAAAACCAGAAAGGCAGTAAAGCAGCTTCTTACCAGTGGGGTTGCTTCGGTTGAAGCTGATAATGGCCTGACGAAGTATGTCATTATGCCATATGCTGGAAAGCCTACCGCTGTCCTTGGCTATGTGAATAATGACAGGCTGACTCTTCTGAATATTCCCAAGGGCTTCATCAATAGCGGGGCATTCGACCGTCTGGCTATCTCTGTGAAGGGCACTGTGGATGAGATAGCTCTTGCCAGTATGAGGGATAAGCCTGGTCCTATGGTAGAGTCAGTCCAGTCCGTGATTAACGTGAACGATTACCTGAACAAAGCAGAACGTATGACTATGCTCTTCGGAGCAGGCACTGTGGCTGGTAAGAAGGCAACCCCGTTGGTATCCCTGATACCTGAGGAACTCATTAAGAAATTCGGCCGAACCCGACAGGAGATGACCCTTGCTGCCAGTAAGTTCCTTGAACAGGGCAGCACTGGGGAGGAAGCTCTTGATAATGCCTTCTCTGACCTCTTTGGCCTGAAGGTTCAGTCTGGACCTTCGGTTGTTGGCAATTTTATAGATAAGTTCCTTATGCCTCTGGGCATGTACATTGACAAGTCTATGGCATTTGGCCGCTCAATTACCGGACAGAAATTCGCAGCAGCCTTGGATAAATATGACTTCAAGGTCCGAACCTTCATGGGAAAATACATGCCGACGGTGGAGTACCTCCAGAAGTATATGCTGGACGAGGATGTGAAGTTCCTACAGGAATATGATGCTCAAGGCATCCCGAATATACAGAAGCTGATTGAGGGAGGCATGCCTCCTAAGACGCAGGGACAGAGGCTATTCCTCCAGCACTACGAGCAGCTTAGGAAGGCTCTTGGCCAAGAGGCAGAGGGCGTCCGTGTTCTAACAAAGTTCCCCAAGGGTCTGGCTCCATTCGAAACTCCTGAGAAGCCACACCTGTTCAGGTATTATACGAACGCGGCCAAGGAGTTCATCTTCGATTCCCCCAATAGCAAGTGGGCCAAGCTGTTGGAGCAGAAGATTCTAGACCTGAATCCGGGCTTTAAGTCGGTAGACCTGGTCCGTAATATCCTTCAGCAAGAGGCCAAAATTCGGAAGAGTCAGGTTCTGGAGTTTAGTCGCAGAATACCAAACATGCCCTATTTCATTACTGACGATGAGGGGCATACGCTTCAGGTTCTGGAGACCGACCCATTCGTCATTATGTCAAGGGCCGTTCAGGAGCATGCAAGGCGCATCAGCTTCATCTCCATGTTTGGCCATTCGCAGGGAATTCCTGAACCAACGCGAAGGCAGATATTGGAATCATTGAAAGTGCTGAAGGTGGATCCATATAAGGAGATGGAGAAGCTCGTATTTGCCTCTGAGCCTGCACTCTCATATTTAAATGTGCGACAGGATATAATTCGGAAGAACTTCAAGGACTGGTTTGGTGAACTGAACCTGAATGAGCTTCTTATCAGAGAAATCCAGAATGCCGACATTAGCACGCTTAAGAAAGTTGCTCTCAAGCTCAGGCATGTTCTCCCGTCTGATGATCCTGTAGTTCTGAGGGAAAGAATCATCAGACGAATCTATGACAAGCCCTACGTGGATAAGCTGAACGAGTGGAGATTGAAGCTTCTTGACAAGGTCGGTCCTGCCAACCTTCGCATCATAGACAGAATTGTCGCTGAAGCTCAGGGCATACCACAGGTATCTTCGATAGAAGGGACTTTGCCGTATAAAATCTGGAGGCCGATATCCAACTTCTACAGCTGGTCCCTGACCAGTCTGTCTTCACTCTCGAACGTAGCTCAGAGCATGCATGCAATCCTATATACAGACCTCGGCAGCTATGCCAAAGGCTTCGGCCTGATGCTTCGGAACTATGGCCTCATGCGCGACCAAGCGATAGCTGATGGTGTCTTCGGACCAAAGTATACGCCGGCTATTACGGGCAAGAACCTGTCCTTCGAGGAAGTCGCCAGATGGCTGCGGAAGGTGGGTGATAAGACGACCTTCCTGTCAGCCATAGCTGAGCTGGACAACGTGGCATCCTATGCTGCTGCCCGTGAATACTGGGACAAGCTGGTGAAATATGGGCCTAAGGATGAGGACCTCGTAAGGTTCAAGAAGCTCAGGTTGCCGCCTAACTTTGAGAGTATGATAGGCACTGAGGAAGGCCGAAGGCTCTTCGTTCAGCGTGTTGTTGATGAAAGCCAATATTTGACCAAGGCATCCCATAGGCAAGGTGAAGTAGTCCACGGTCCCCTGATTAAGGAACTCATTCCTTTCATGCAGTATTCCATAGAAACCCTGAAGACCACCAATTTCCTCATTAATGAGATTATGGAAGCCAAGAATGCGGAGCGTGCGGTTACAGCAACCAAGTTGCTCATGAAGCATGCAACCATCCTTGGAATCGAAGGTCTTATAACACAGGCCCTGTGGGACATAGTCTCAGGACGTACAAAGCCTGATACTGATAAGAAGAGCATCATAGAGAAAGCTCTCGATGCTGTAATGCAGGCTCAAATCTTCGGTCCTACGACCAGAATCCTGATGTATGCCTCAGAAGGTGACAGCATTCAGGACTATCTCATCAACCTCATGCCGAAGGTCAGAGCGATAGCTGAGGGTATATCCGTAGGCTTGAATGCCCTAGGCGCAAGGTTCGGAAAATACGCTGAGCTTCCCATTGCCGACCAGATTCTGAATTATGGCAAGTCTGTTATGCCCCTGTTCAGAGTTGGGCATAATAGAGTCATGGATGTTATATATCCGGAAAGAAAAAAGCATATTCGTGTACGACAGGCGGTCTTCGATTTCATGGACAAGCAGGGTATAAAGCCGGAGGCAGGCGGGGATGCTCCGATTAATCCTGCTTATTATGCCATCGCAAAGGCCATAGAGGCAGGTCAGCTTGATAAGGCTCAAGAAGAGGCTGCTCGTTATTATGCCAATGGCGGTTCTCCTGAGAGAGTCTATGCCAGTCTCTATGCCAGAAGGCCCCTCAATATGCCGGAGAAGTGGCTGCCAGTATTCCTTACTCAAAGTGAGGTGGCTGGCGAAGCCATTGAGCTCAACAAGCAGTGGCTGGAAGCAGCAAGGATGCTGGCTGGAAAGGAAGAGAAATGGATAAAACTGCCTACGTACCATTCGAAGGCCTTCGAAAAAGGTTCATCTGGGAAGGCTTCGAGATTACTCCCTCAAGGGATGCCTGGATTGTAATCCCTGAGCTTGTCCGGAAGCTGCCTATCAGGTCAGATTCCAGATACATAGGCTGGGTGACTGCCAATGGTATGGTTCCCTTGGTGGTTCATTCCATACCTATCATTGGGATGTGCTACGGCTGTGGGCCGCAGGTAGTCGTAGGTCGTGTTGGCCTCTGGCACGAAGTACCGAAGGTCCAGAAGGTTGAAGAGGCAGCCCGTAGATTGAATTACATTGGCCCTGTCATCTTCGATGTAGACGCATGCTCCCTCGGAGTTCCTCCGGAGATACCTATGCTCGAAGAGGCTATGGGAAGCCTTGAAGGCTGGAATGAGGGTCAATTTAAGACAGGCCCCTTGTGCATGTACGTAGCTAATGTCAAGACTCATCATCGGAAGCATGTCTGGGCCTTGGGCGATACTACCGTGTATACTGCTTGGGGTGATACGGCCCGTGCTGCGGCCAGAAGAATCCTGAGGAGTCTCGATAGAGAGGCCATCAGGCGATGCGACCTTGCAGAAGTCGCTTCTCGTATTCAGGATGAATTTCATAGCAAATGTCCTGCGCTTGAATCGTAAGCAGCTTCTTGGCCGTTACTAGCGTAGTTATGACATCATCGAATTCCCTGTGGTCAAGTCTGTTTGTGAACATGGCCAACAGTGAAGCTCGGTCTATCCGCTTTACGGACCGGATGACGGACATAATCATTCCGGCTATCGCTCCTTTCTCATTCGAGGTGATTATCTCCGTAAGGGCTGGCAGGTTTATCTCCATCTGCTGAAGCAGGAGCAAGGCCCTTTCGATATGGTCCTTGGATACCACCTTGGTCTTGGGGTCGTCTGATTTTGCCAAACACATAGCCAGCTTCAGAAGATGAACATGCCTTCGGCTGGCATATCCGGAGAGGTAGTTCGACAGGAAGAGTCTGCTCTTCTCAAACCACTCATTATATAGCCTCCCAAATTCCTGCGAAGCATCGGCTGACATTACCATCTCACCGTATTCCAAATGTGTCAGCATCTCCATAGCCTGTGTGAACAGACTCATATTCACCTTGGGGAATGGCTTTGGCGTTATCCTTTCGCTCTCATAGACGAACAGGATTCTCGACGTAAGTCCTTCACCAACAGCCTCATATGGTATGCATTCCCGAAGGGAGAACATGGTTGTCCCGAAGAGGCAATTAAGGCAGCAGTTTGAGATTATCTCAATGCCCTTCTTCCGTGTCCTATATGACCACATATCCTTGCAGTCATAGAGGGGAATGAGCACGCTGGCCAGACCCATCTCATAACTCTTCCGATTCATGAATGTTGAAAGCTCATCGTTTATGATGACGCAATCTGAGTTCTCTGAAACAGCCTCTATGAGGGCCTCAGCCGTCAGCCTTTGGCTCAGGATGATAGGCCCATTAGGGAAGCTTAGGAGCTTCTCAGCGAAGCCGATGGATGAGGATTTCCGGCATATGCCGCTGCCAGCTACGAGGACTATGAACATATTCGGATAGACCCTATATGCATCCATGTTCATCCAGACCTTCCGACCCATAGCAGCGGATAGGGCAGCAAGGCCGCTCCACGTAGCGAAAGACTTGGGCACCTCGGTCTCAGCCAAGGCGCTAACGTATGTCCTCAGCATGCTACTTCTCCCAGGTATCCCCGATGGAGATTTCACAAGGTATAACAAGGCCAAGGCCAGGTACGGGTTCGGACAGATGCTTCCGTATAAGGCCTACAGCCAAGTCTACGTCCTTGGCCTCAACGACTATCTCGTCATGGACCAAGGCTACTACGTAGTTGGGAGGCGGCAGTTCTTCCATGAGCTTACGGGCTGCTCTATGGACAAGGTCAGCGACTGTGGACTGTGGGACGTAGGCGATAGCCGACCGAATGAGTTCACCTGAGGGCCGGTCGAAGAAATATGCTATTCGGCCGTAGGGATTCCGGAGGTACTTTCTGGTCTTGACTTCGTGCTCCACCCTTGACCACCACCTTGGAATCTCAGGGAATCTGGTCAGATATCTTTGTCGGGCCATCTCTGCGATTTCATAGGGAACTCCGGCATGCTCAACAGCGACTTGCGGCCCACCCCCATAATTGGTAGCATGAAGGCAACACTTGGCCAGCTTGCGCTGCTCAGGAGTGACTGCCTCCTCCTTAACCCCAAAGATGACGCTTGCGTTCATCCGGTGGATATCGAAGTCGGGCTTGAGAAACAGCTCTTTGAGTTCAGGTACAGGCGCTACCCATGCTACTACGCGGGCTTCGGCCTGACTCAGGTCAGCCTTTATCAGCTTGAAGCCCTCTGGGGCTATGAAGATTTCCCTGAACCGTTCCTTCGGGATATTCTGGATATTCCCCCCATAGCCGTCAGGCGTTTTGCTGGAACTTGCCCGACCCGTCAGAGTCCCAGCTACGTTATAACTTGTTAGCATCCGGCCATCTCTGAGCTTCATATCGCCGTAGGCGCGGAGTTTCAGGGCTTTCTTGAATGCCAGGATGTCCTTGACGACTTCGTCATTGGAGAATTTCTCCAGTTCTTCAGCCTGAGTTGACCTTATCTTCAGTCCTCTGGCCCGAAGGGCCTCCTTTACCTGAGCAGGCGAGGCCAAGTTGAAGCTATACTTGCTCCGGATGGAATTCATCAGGTCATCATATTCCTGCTGTAAGGCAGCCAGCTTCGCTGTATCAACGAGAATGCCCCTTCGTGACATGGCCAGAAATGGCAGAATCCTCTTATTCACGTCTTCGACATAGAAATCCAGGAGCTTCGCCGACCGCAGGTCCTCCCATATCCTCAGACTTACCTCATGAGTTACGATGGCATCCATGCCGTTATAGTAATACAGGTCCTGCTTCCCGCTCCAGTAGTTCTGATAGCTTGTATACCATGTGCAGAGGAAGTCCAAGCCCTTGGGCAGATGGGATGCCAAGGTGTGGAAGGCCACCATAGTGTCCATCTTCAGGGAATCTATTGTGAATCCCGTTTTCTCCCGAAGGAACGTAATGTCGAAGGCAGCATTATGAGCTATGAGCTGATGAGTCCTGAATCCCTCCTGAAGCAATTCCCACATCGTGGGACTGATGGGGAATCTGATGACAACCGCTCTGCGGTCACAGCCGAGGCCAAGGCAGGTTATATTATGTCCTTCGCCTGTCTCTATATCGAAGGCGAACTCCGTTGTCTTCGACAAGAAGTCCCTGACAGCTTCGACAGAGGCGTTACAGTTGATATTCACCGAAGGTGGTTCTTCGAGCCTGACGGCTTTCTCAATGTCATGGTATAGAATGGGGAGCTCAGAATAGACCCTGAGTATTCTGGCCGGATGATAGGTCGCCAGAGCTTTGACGGGCCTATGGGCCAGATAGACGGTCTCCAAGGTTCCCCTATGAGCCTCTATGCCCACTTTGCCCATAACGGCCCTCAGGGCTTCACCGCCAAGGCAGATGATAAGCCGCAGGTTGGGCAACTGCGTTAGCTCATCGAAGAGCTCCTCATGCATTCGCAGAAGTTTCTCCGAGGGCTTCTTTCCCTCATAGAAGATGGAGAAATCGTTATTCGGGGGTCTTTCCTTGGAAACATTTGTTATCCAGAGGTTGGACCTATTTAGGCCAACCTTCTCCAGAACCTTCGTCAGGAGCTGGCCAGAGCCTCCCACGAAGGGCATTCCCTTCTCTTCCTCCTGAGCACCTGGGGCTTCACCAACTATGGCGATAGCCGCAGTCTTGGGGCCGACAGGCGGGACCATGTTATTTCCCTTCCTTCTTATCCAAGAGGCCAAGGGCCACTTCAAGGGCTGATGCTATGGTTATGCCAGTCTTGCATCTGGCACATCTCTGATTGAAGTCCTTGATACCGAAGCAGAACTGGCATGATTCCAGTTCCCCAATGAGTTTTCCCCGAACCCCTATCAGAACATCCCGTGCTTCCTTCTCAGTCATGCTTTCCCTCCTCTTCGAGGCATAGGGGTATATATCATCCTGATGCCTCTCTTTCCATCGAATCCCCACAGCCCGACCTTCAGTTTCCTGAAGGTCCTGAGGTGCCTCTTGGCAGTCCTCAGCTTATCCTTCGGAATGACCAGAATGACTACGTCTGCGTAAGCACAATGCCTATAGGCCTGAATGAGTCCCTTCTGCCAGTCGCTCGTTTCAAACTTGAAAACCCATAGGACCTTGGAATCTCCCACTATCAGGTCAGCCTTGCCGAAGCCAGGTACAATGATATCGCATCTGTAGAATCGGGTTTTCCATGCCTTGGCGAAAGCTTCACTGTCCATCTGAGTCCTCCTTCAATCTCTCACTGGCCATGCTGACATATGTCGGATTGATATCAATGCCTAGGGCATTCCGTCCTGCCTGAGCACAAGCTTCGAGGACAGCCCCTGAACCGCAGAATGGGTCCAAGATTGTGCTCCCTTCGGGACTAAAGTGATGCAGCAGGTGGCTTATGACAGCCGTCGGCTTCTCATATGGATGCTTCTTGTGCAGAATGTCAGGGCACAGGATGATGTCCTTCTCCAGCGGCCTTATGATGGCCCGCTTCAGCTTCCAACAGAGCAGGATGGGTTCCCATGCATTCTCTCCGGAGAACTGCGTTTTCACCCATACCAGAGGTATCTTGCGGATGGAAAGGCCTGCGGCCAGAGCAGCTTCCTGCCAGACATTATTGAATCCCGTGAAGATGAGGCAGTAGCCTGATGGCTTGAGAGCCGTGAATACCTTCGGCATCAGCTTGAAGGCGAAGTCCCTAAGTTCAGCCTCTGGCATTTCATCCGAGGGCAGGCAGGTTATATCACTGGATAGCCTTGGCGGGTCCAGAATTATCAGGTCGTATTCGCAGACGGACCGAAGGTTGAGGGCGTCATCCTGACGGACTTCAATCTTAGGCCTAGGGCCTGAGGGCATTTCCTTTCTGGCCTTCAGTTGAGCGTAAGCTCTGGAGGCTTTCTCCTCCTTGGCAAGGCTGGGATTCTTCTTCAAGCCTTCAACCAGAGATTTCAAGTAATAGAACCGTCTCCGGCTCATGCCTATCTTTTGGGGAATCTTGCAGATAGGCGTACCCTTCTGCTTCTCCTCCTCAATTATCTTGGCCAAGGCCTCGCATTCTTCCTGCCACGTAAGTTGCTTTCGCATGGTGTTCTCTTCAAGCTCAGCCTTCCTCTTGCCAAGCTCATCGAGGTTCAGAATCGTGATGGGAATCTCATCATAACCCAGCATTCGACAGGCATTCAGCCGCCTGAATCCGGCTATAAGATGGAATCTCCCCTCACGCTCTTCGACTACGATAGGGTTCAGCAGGCCAAGCTCGCTAATCGAAGAGGCCAGTTCTTGAAGGGCTTCAGGGTCGAGCTCTTTTCGAACCCGCTCTCCGATGATGATGTCTGCGATTGGAATGAGCCTTGCCGATTTGCCACACTTTGGGCCCATATTTCCTCCGCATGATTCTGAGGATACCGAGGTATCCCATCAAGTCCAGAATGGTATCTTCACCGAAGGCATCAGGAGCATTTGCTATTCGAGCCAGCTTGTCATCCAGCCTGATTAGAACACCTTCAACCGGGTGGTGCTTGGAGAAAATACCCAGAGGTTTGAAGACGGATAAGCCATAGCTCTTCATCTTCCGCTTAACGAGTTCCTTCGGAGTATCGAAGGCCCAGTCTATCAGCTTTTCCAGTTCTTGAATATTCATTCCTGCTTCACCTCAGCGACAGGCACAATTATGCTCCTGCCATGAAATCCCCGCTTCAGAAGCTCACGCAGGGATATCCCCTGCTCAGAGGCAAGACGCACCAGCGTGGGAAAGTTAATGATATACCCTGATTCCATCTCATGGACGCAACCAGGCTGGAGCCATCCATTATCACACATGCACCTGAACTCCAATGCAAGGTCCTTGCCCATGGTTCCATCGCAGTTGACGAGGGCCTCAGCCCCGGAAGCCCTCCGCTACTTCGTAGCACCACTTGGCAATTCTGGCCTTCGGCTTTTTCTCAAGGACTGCATCCGTCAGAATGCTCTTGCCCAGAAGGAGAGAGGCAAAGCCGAAGCCTATGAGGAAGTCTTTGTTATTGCACGACAGGGACCTTTTGACAACTATGATTGCCTCCATGTCACTGCATAATGAGAAGGCAGTTGCTTGTCCAAAGTCTGCTTCTTTCACTATAACACCCAGCTCTGGAAGCCTTTCTTTCATGCTAAGATGATAGAACACATCCCTCTTGGTCTTGGCTATCACATCCACAGGCGGATACGATGATAGAGCGCTGTTCACAAAGGAGAGAGGCCAGCTTTGTTTATGCTTCCCCATCTCAGTCAATGCCTCATAGATGGCTTTCAATAGAGGCCTCTTGGGCTTGACCTTGTTTTCCCTCAGGTCAGTCAGGGGTATGTCATAGGATGGCGGCTTCGGAGCAAAGAGCAAGCCGAAGGGAATGAATGTTGCTTTGGCGTATCTCTCCAGCTCGTCTATGTCTGGCTTAGACCGGCCTGTCTCCCATGCCCTAATCTTAGGGAACCTCTTCTGCATCTCTTCGAGGCTGTAGCCAGCCCGCTCACGTGCCCACTTGATTACCTTGGGATTCATTCTAATGCCTCCATTGGGTAGAGGGAAAAGGGGATGGGTGAAGATCACCCATCCCCCGTGTGGTCAGTAGAGGAAGTCCGCTATTTTGGCGAATTCCTTCTTCTGACCATCATCCCCCGTGAACGTGTCCTTGATGACCTTAACCTTGCATTTCCGGCCTACAACTGAGGCAAGGTCGAAGGCGCCTCTGGGAGGCTCCATACTGATGCTCTTAAAGAATCTCTTCATCTTCACCTTGTGGCCTTCGTTCACATCCCTGCCTATGAGAATGCTGCCCTTGCAGTTCCTGTCGCCATTGGGCGTATGAACTGCAACTACTATCTCCAGCTTCTGGCCGCCTGACATGGTAGGCTTGACTTCTGCGTTGGCAACCGTAGCCTCGTAGATGCCAGGTTCAAGGGTCTTGTACTCATCCGGAACCTGATCCCAATTTTCCGCGAATTCAATGATAGTACTCATTTCTTGCCCTCCAAAATTTGCCTGATTGACATGCCCGTGATTTCCATCCCATCCGGCAGATTGAGCCTTGACCTAGCCACAGCTGCGCTGGTAGACAAGGTTTGAATCCTCTGAATGAACTTCCCACCTACGGCATAACTGGTCAGTCGCCAGATTTCATCAAAGTATCTGGTGAACTCAGCAGGGAAGCTCTTGCCCGACAGGGCTATGGTGGCCTTAGAGTCACCCTTTTCACATTCGTGCCCCGTGACTATCACCAGTCCCTTGAATGACCGCAGGTACATGAGGAGTTCCTTCATCAGCAGGTCCCTTCGACCCCAGTGTTGTATCTGTGGCGGGTCGTAGAGATTCGCTCTGCTGGAGACCATCGCCTGCCGGAACGCATAGTCCCCGACCGCAGAGATACTATCCAACACTAGCGCATTGTAATCACCTCCTTTCCGAATGTAACCCATTAGCTCATTGTAGGCTGTGGCTGTACTTGGACTCTTCTCGTTTATGCTTATGACATGGCACTTCTTTCGCTCTTCCGTCCAAGCATCCTTGACATTCAGGACAGAAGAGAAGCCATCCTCCATGTCATAGAACACCGTTCCGGCTCCGGCCGTAGCTGCCAGAAGAGTCTTTCCACAGCCTGGTTCTCCGTAGATTAGTACCCTCATACTGCCTCCTTAAGCTTCAGCAGGAAATCCGTTCCGAACTTCTGAGCTATCGCTGCTTCATCAAGGTAGTACATGCCCCGATGGCCATACTCTGTATCCTTGCGGATAATGCCCCTTGTGACCATCACCCTCAGATGATAGGATGTCAGGGGCTGGCTGATGCCCGTAGACTGCTGTATGTCTATGACTGCCGAGGGCCCATGCTGAGCCAGGTATTTCATGATTGCGAACCTTCGGCCGCCACCCCAGATTGCATCAACGTCTTCGACTTTCATGTCTTCCTCCTTTCTGAATCTCCCTCATGACTAACGTCATGAATTCGATATAGAATCTGTCCCTAGGGACCTTTATCTTGAAATGCTTGCTTCGCAGGATTAGCTTCTTGCCCGACTTCGAGATGAGGATAGGTATCTCAATGTTGGAGCAGACGAACCTCATGATGCCTGTATTCCTGTTGATGATAGTCCATCGCTCCAAGGGAATCCCTAGCTTCTGCTCAAAGAAGTCATGGAATACCTTCTTCATACTGCCTCCTTTCTCAGCTTCTCAGCCAGCTTGGGGTCAAGGCTAATCCTTACATCCGGATTATTGCTCAGGAACTGAGGCAGGAATGAATGGCCAACCTGGCCTATGAGGCTATCGCCATCATAGATATCGTAAACAGGCTCGTTTGAATCAGGCCGTTTGACCTGAAAGAATGGACCTTCAAGCCTCACTTCCACTGCTGGACTCTTGTGTAGAATCATGGCTTTGCCCTCCAAAGAGAACCGGAATCAGACTCTGCGGGTCATCGGACATGCACAGGGGCTTATATGGACAGTTCTTCATGCATACGCCCGTTGTGATGTATGAGTTACAGGCAGACAGGTTCATGGGCCAGTCGTCCTTCCTATTGCAGTCCTGAATCATGATGTCGAGGCGGCTTACCCATTCCATCGTTCGCTTTATATCGGAGATATCAACGGGGAAGACCGAGCAGCTTATATCCGGGCCTTTCAGGCTGACCACTTCGAGGTGAACTTCCGTTATATCGGGGATATATTCCAGCAAGGCTGCCATATATATGGCAACCTGAGGGCTGTCCTGAACAGCATCTATGATACCGCTGGAGTTGAACGTAGTTGTCTTCAGCTCGAAAAGTCGCTTATGGCCATCGGTTTCTACCAGACCGTCCAGATAGCCAACCAGGGGCAGGCTGAGGCCGGCATCCAAGATGAAGGGGATTTCCCACCTTGACATTCCTTCGACCTTGGGCGTTCCTTCCGGAGGAGGGAGAGGCTTGCAGTGTTTCAGGACGTGATATAGCTGGAAGATTTCCTTGGCCTTCTGGGGATTCCGGAGTCTGTCGCCTTCACGATTTCCCCAGACACCTAGGAAGGTCTCCATAGCCTTATCCACATCTTCGAGGGAATCCAAGAGGCTGGCATGAAGGGCCTTCCCGAAGGTTAGGGCTATCCCTTCTTCCTCCGCCGGAGGCAGGGTTTTATTCCAGTAGAACCTCTTGGGGCACTGGCTGAAAGCCAAGAGGCTGGTGTAGCTGAGATGGTCCAGATTCATAGCTCCCTCCTAGAAGTTACGAAGGCCAATGAAGATAAATCCACCTATTATCAATGCCCAAGTCAGAATCATGTCAAGCAGTCTTTCGACGTTCGTTCCGTCTTCGAAGAATCTCATCTAGAATTCCTCCAGCTTATTCCTCATCTTCATGAGGCTGGATTCTACCATAGTTCTGAAAGAATCCAAGGGCATTCCAAGGAAGTTCGCGGCAGAGGAGGGAGTCAGATTGTTGAAGAACAGGAGTGTGATAGCCTGCTTCTCAATGTCCGTAAGACAGCTCATGGCGAATCTTACGTCATACTGGAGGATGTAGTTTGACTCCCTCCCCGCCTTTGCGAACTCCACTTCTGCCTGCTTCCTTATGGATTCCTTCTTTCGCTCATCCTGGATTTTGTGCTTGATCCCTAGCTTGGTTATGGGTTCGCCTTTGAGATGTGAGCTTAGCATAAGGTCTATCGCTATCTGCTCGTGGTCAAGTTCGGGTGTGCTCATTCTTCGAATGATGTTGGTCAGATGCTCGAAGTTCATGTTCAGGCCTCCTTTCTTCAAAGAATCCTCTTATGCCCGTAGTACTCTTTCAATCCTTCAGTCAGAAGACTCAGAAGCTTGCGCTCTTTTTCACTCACCAGAGGGTAAACATGGTCTGCCATGTAAACGATGCCCGACAATGCTTCCTTAGTGGCAATCTCCTGTATGAGCTTGGTTCTGGTATTCTGGTCAAGCTCCCGCAGCTTTTGGGTCAGGAAATACAGCTCGGCCTGAGCTTTCGCTATCGCGAAGGTGAATTCGTGGGTGGCTTCCGTCAGGTCCCTATAGCAGTTCAGGCATAGAGGCTTCCCTTCCTCAATGAGGCGAATCTTGGCCCCCATGTCCTTCAGGTCTTCCAGAGAGTACCGGAAGTCTGGGAAGTCATGGTCCTCAACATCCACGGTCTTGATGTGGAAAATCGGGGCATCGCAGATGCAACAGACTGTCTTCTCAGCGACTCTCATGGCTACATCCTCCACTATTAGAGCGATTCCTCATCTGTCCCACTTTGCACAATCTCCTTCAGAAGCCTCCTCGTTACCTCCGGTATGATAGCCTTCAGTATGCCATGTTTCTTCAGGACGGCCAAGGCCGTGGCTATATCACGGAATTCATAGCTTCTGAGGGCCTTAGTGCATGTATGCCAGTCTTTCCCTTTCAACATACGGCAAGTATCAGTGTACCATGTTGAAACGAAGAGGCACCTTGCAATCTCACGAACTTGAGGAAGCTTCACCTTTTGGTAGCCCTTCCTGTAATTTCGATAGAGGCTCGTCAGGGCCGCTCCGACTTCATTGTACCACTGGCCACGGTCCGGATGCAGGTAGCCTTCAGGCTTGACGAAGCGAGGAATGATGTGCTTGGCCTTAGGGCCCAAGTCGAGGCCACCGCGGAAGCGGAAATACATGATGTTAATCTCTTGCCTTGTTAATGGCTTCTGCATGAATCATCCTCCACCAAGAGATGCTCATGAATGAGGTCTATGAACCGAAAGGCCGGCAGGTATTTTCTGGCAAGGCCAAGGGCCTTGGCTATGTTCTCAAGGCTAGGCTCAATCCATAGGTCATCGGCCATATCGTTGGCCAGCATCTTCTCATGGGCAGGTATATCAAGCTGGTTAATGCCAGCAAGGAGCAAAAGGCATGTATCTCTTGCTGTAAGGCGAATGCAGCTTGAATTGATTGAGATATGGAATCGCTTCCGCATGGACCGAATGAAGGCCTCTTCGGAGAGGGTCCGGTCCTTCTTGTTCTTCAGAAGGAGGTAATCTCTCAGCTCGCTCTTAGTCATGGCTGTATCTCCATATGAAGCAGAATCCTTATCAGGCTGAAAGATTTATCTTGGTCCTTTATATGCCTCAGTGCTATCGCAATATTCTTCATGGAAGGGTCATCAAGCAGGTTAATATCTATGCGTGCTATGCCGTAGGCATATGCGCTGTATACTCGCTGGTATATTTCTAGGACCAGGCGTTTCGCGACCTTAAGTCGAAACTCCGTTGGCCTTTGGCTGTGCAGTTCCCTCCGCACATTCTTTTTGAACTCAATGGCCTTAGCGTTGTAAATGAAAGACTTATTCCTATATACTGGATGCTTAATGGCCAAGTCCGTCCATTGGGTCCAAAAGGGGCAATCACCATCGAGGAATTCCTCTGGAAGGATTCCCCTCATGAGGCGAAAGTACTTTCGAAAGAATTCCATCTCCTCAATCTCCTATCTTCATCTTGACGCTTGGCTCGAATGATATCATGCCACGTAGGCCTTGTCATGAAAACCCCAACCGCCTTTGAGTGATATCGCGACTTAATCTCCCGTGGACGATAATCCCTCAGGTGTTCCCGAATCCGCTTCTTGAAGGAGGAAGTATCGCCTCAGGTCTTCCCTAGAGGGGATCATGAGTGCATTCTCCTTTTGAGTATGGCTTCCTTCTGAAGGATGGGTATATCTTCTTGACGTGCCTCAAGGCAATTGTTATATTCTCGATTGAGGGTTCTCTGACTGGATACTTCGCGGCTAGGCCCCATGAGATGCTGTCGTCTTGAGTATGGCGCTAAGCCTTTGAATGGGAATGCCATGGCCCTCTCCTTTCTTAGAAGGTCAGGGAGTGAATGAGCAGGCTTCTTATGAGACTGTACGGCTCGCGGGCTTTGAGGTGCCTTAGGGCAAGGTCAAGGTTCTTTATGGAAGGTTCGTTATTAAGCAGGCGATCAATGTCAATCCTTCCTAGCTGAGGATCATCTACGATGATACCTTGGTGCGTCATCCAGAATTCACGGGCTATGTGCCTAGCGGCCTTTTGGCGCAAGCGTGAGTATTCCATAGCTTTCTGCTCCTTTCTACCATGATTGTTTCATCTCACGATCCAGCATGATCCTAGTTATGGAAAAGTTGGGGTTCTTCTGCTTGATAGCCTTTAGGCCTATGGCCATATTTTGAATGGAAGGGCTTTGGCCGATTAGTCTTTTGAGGCTTCGGCCTAGCCATGGGTGCATGATGCAGAATGCCTCATATCGGGTTTCCGTAGGATATTTCTTCTTTAGCTTCAACCAGGCACGAACCTGCCGCTTGAAGACTTCGAGGTCTCGACTATCTTGGATGATGGACTTCAGCTCGTCGGGAATGCTCTTGGCCCTTTGCATCCGGAAGTAATGTCTGGCACGTTCATCAATCAACATAGCTCGTCCTCCCTAGTTCTACCATCCATGCTGGCGCCTTCTCATTACCTAGGATGTATACGCCAGTCCTAGGTCGTGGTGCAGGCATCGGGGTTTCGAGGTCGGAGAATACCACGATGGGACAGTTGGCGCTCGGGTCTTCTTCCTGCACTAACCGGAATGGGACGCGCAGGTCCGTGCCTCCGCCAGTTTTTAGTTCTGTAGGGACTTCGTCCTTGAATCGCTGGACGATTGATTGGTTGAAGGTGATATACTCAACGGCATAATCAGAAAAGGACTGCTCAGCTACGCTTCGGAATATCGCGATAGCGGTTTTGGGGACGCTGCTCGAGATGTCTATGAGGCAGTAGATTTTCTTCATGCTGCCACATGGCTCCGGATAGAGAAGTCGTCCTTCCTGCTCGGCATCAGCCCAGTCATCCTCATCATCGCCCGTGGCATTCTGCAGGAATGTCCGAAGGACTTGGTCGAAGGGGAAGGTAATGGTGATAGACTGAGTAGGGAATAGCCTCTCTAGGATCGTATTCGATGTGTCCCCGATGAGGCCAGCGTAGCGCCCTTCAATCTCAGTGGCGACTTCGCCCTCGCCCATGTCTTGGCCATAGCCTAGTCCTTTTAGCTCGCTCGCGCCTTCGGCCAGTAGCTTGTCGTAGATCTCCTCTTCGGTCATGTTGCTGTACTCGTACAGGCCGTGTGGTATGCTATAGCCTAGTCGCGCCAGGTGAAGCTCGATCACTACGTCGCATGCGATATTCCAGAGGTAGTGATCCCGATTCGCCTTACGGCTAAAATGCCTCCGCGCAGGATGTGCTAGCTCATGGAGGAAAACGTGCATCCGCCCCTTCTCATCTAGGGATTGCCAGTAGGCTTTGTTAATCGTGAGAATCAAGTCTGGAGAGATGCAGGCCGTATGTATCCTGTCCCCCCATTGCAGCCTTGGGGCGAATATCGCGCCGGAGAGATAAGGGTATTCCCGTCGCAGTCTATCTCTAGTCAGATATATGCTCTGCATCCTAGCATCCTCCTACGACCTTGACCCTCCACGAAGTCAGCTTGCTTATGATGTTGGTCGGCGGAAGGCCTAGGGCATCAATTGCCGTCCCGGCGAAGGCCGCGGCCTCATCGGGAGCAAGGTTGAGGAAAAAGGACCAGTGATCCCGTAGCTTCTTACGCACGATGTGGCCTACGGTTTCAGTGATTACGACCCATCGGTCAATGGGGTTGAGGCTTTCCAGTAGTTTAGGATTGCCTAATATCTCCTCAGGCCTTGGGAGCTTATAGGCCTTCTGCCACGCCCCGAACTCCGTGGCGGCGGCCGCGCCTACGGCAGGAGAGATATCTTGGCCTCTGGCCAGCAGCATTGCTGCTCGGTCCCATGAGCGGGGAGAGGGGAAGGATTCTTGGCCGGAGAAATTCGGCGGAAGGCTATAGAGTAGGGAAGGCTTCGTCCTCAAGAATCCAGCGATTCTGGCATGCGCCTCGGACTGCTGGATCGCCCATCCGCTCCATGAGTCGAGGTCAGGTTCGGCCTGTATATGCAGGAATCGAGAGGCCATGGGCGGGGGAAGAGGCTTTGCCGAGGGCATGCTTGGCCCTGGTGGATTGCCGGCCGCCACGATAGAGACTTCGTCGGAAAGCTTTCCGGCCTCGTTCTCCCTCTCCTGTATGAGAGATAGGGCGGCGTCCATAGTTGAGGAAGGGGCAAGGTTCAGCTCGTCGAAGAAAAGGATTCCCTTCTTCATCCGGAAGAATGGCGGCTTCGTCATTCGTGTGAATTCGCCTTCAGAATCAGGTATCGGTATACCATTGAGTCGGTGCTCTCTCCATCGGGAGAGGATACAGGTATATAGCTCTAGGCCATTCTTTTGGGCGAAAGCCCGAAGGATCGCGGTCTTCCCGATACCAGGCGGCCCCCATATGAAGAGGGGTGCATCTGGGGATATGAGACTATCGAGAGAGACGGAGTTTCCACTAGGTGTCCGAAACATGGCTTCTTCCCCTTTCTGCCTTGCGGCACTTTTCCTCTTTCCCCTACCCGTAGATTGCATGGGAAGGCGGATTGTCCACGTAATCCTGTATCCACGCGTCAGCAGCTTTGGCTATTGCGAGGCAGTCATCCTCATCTAGCACGCTATCCTGCGCTAGAGGATGTTCACCCCCGATGCTTATGATCCAGTATTCCCGGTCTTTGACCTTAGGATACCGTTCGTACCTGGCATCAGCCCATATCAGGCATATGATGCGGTTGTCCACACCCTGCATAAACCAGAATGTCGTGCCGTTTTTGGTTCGCTCATGGCCGTTAAGGCGGCAACGGTCGAAGTTCCACTCCTGTAGTGCTTCCTCGAGCTTTTTCCTCAGGCGGTAGTTGCGCTTGAATTTTCGTCGGCAATCGGGGCAAAGAGGGATTTCTAGTGCCTCAGTATAGCAGATGTATTTCTTCTCTAGGGCACTAGCTATGGCTTGAGGGTCCTTGGCATCAATCGCTGCCCAAAGCATGTTCCATGCTGTCTGCTCCTCCGGTGTGTGCTCTCTGTATATCCTATCGTAGATGTTGTGCATCGTAGGTGTTTCCTTTCCGCACTTTGTGCACGGTGTCATTATCTTGGCCCTCGCAATCCAGTCCATGGTCCTCTCCTTCTGCCTTACGGCTTCCCCCTTTCTCCCCGCCCAAGGGCGGGCATCGGCGGAAAGGGGGAGAAGAACCGGTGCCCGCCCTGTAGGTTTTCTTCTTATCTCTTATTCT